TGTTTCGGCATTGAACTTCGGCGACGATAACTTGATTGGCGTTTCTGCTGAGGCCGATAAGTTTAATCACACTAGTTTGCAGAAAACGTTGGCTGACAATCACTTGATTTACACCATGGCCGATAAGACATCAGCTAGTAGACCCTTCATTAAGCTTGAAGAGGCCACGTTTTTGCGTCGTAGCTTTAGGTTTGCAAACGATATTGGCAAATATGTAGCACCACTTGACAACAGTTCTATTCTGAAGAGTTTGTTGAGTAGTAAGGGGTCCAAGGTGGTTTGTCCCCAGCAATTAGCGGCTGATGCACTACTGGGGGCGGCTACCGAGTATTTCCTCCACGGGGAGGAAAAGTATGAATACTTTAGGGAGCGTGCTTTGCAGATAATTGCAGAGAAGGATTTGGTCTTATATATGCAGGGGACTATAGATCCGTACAGTGTTGTCCTGCGTGACTATAAGAAGAAGTACCCGTCCTAAGGGTACATGCCCCTTCCCGGGGGCTATATAAATACGGGTGGCGCTTCGGCGCCAGTCTCTACCCAGGGGACTATAAAAGATAGGGGAAGCGCTACGGCGCACACCCCCCTGAGCAAAAGGGGGCGTTAGTAAAAATTTGCCGTCAAGTTATGATTCCAGCATTGGCTATGTTTCGTTCTTTAGTGTGCCGTGTGAGGCTTGCTTGGCGATGTACCTGTAGTGGGTCTCTTATTTAGGAGGGTGTTGCAGCACAAAAATAAGACCGCTATATACATGTATAATTCTAAAGTGTGTATAGTATAATTGGATTACTGAAAATAACAATAAAAATATAAAAAATAGTGTGGTTGGCACTGTAACCAACCATCAGACCGTGATGTTTGCGGATGAAACTTCGGATTGGATGGCAACTGTTCAACCAGTAACTGATTTGACTAGGAATGTGGCAAAAAATGATGATGCTTCTTTGGCTGAATTCTTTTCCCGTCCTATTATCATTAATGCTACAGATTGGAACGTTTTTGATCCTGTGTTTTATTCGTACACATTTGATCCGTGGACCATTTTTCTCACTAACAAGCGGGTGGCTAACAGGATCACAAATTTTCGTTTGGCGTCAATGAAACTTAAGGTGAAGTTTATGATAAATGGTAATTCGTTTTATTATGGTAGGTTGATGGCAGATTATTTGCCGTTGTCTACTGTGGACAATGTTACCATATTCAACACCTTGGCCAAATCGAGTTTGGTTTCCGCATCGCAGAGGTTGCATATAACCATTGATCCCACTACTTCTCAAGGTGGTATTTTGGAACT